GATATGTTTGGAAATATCTTTACACGGTTTCTCCTAGTGATATTATAAAATTTGATTCAATTGAGTATATTACTATTCCGAATGATTGGGAAACATCTACAAATGCTCAAATTGAAGCAGTTAGAGAAAATGGAGATTCGACAGTAAATGATAATCAGATTAAAAAAGTTTATATTCAAAATAGAGGTTTAGGTTATACCCTAGCATCAGGTCAATCCTGCAATATTATTGGTGATGGTACTGGGGCGACAGTAAATGTAGATGTTGACTCTTCTGGGAGAATTACAGACGCTATAGTTACTTCTGGAGGTAAAAACTATACTTATGCTATGGTTGATTTAGGAACAACTGTACCTCCTGGAGAATATGCAAAGTTAATTCCTATTATTCCACCATCCAAAGGACATGGATTTAATATTTACAAAGAACTTGGTGCGGATAAAATTTTAATTTATGCTAGATTTGATGATTCTACAAAAGATTTTCCTGTAGATACAAAATTTTCTCAAGTTGGAATTTTAAAAAATCCAACAGTTTTTGATTCTACAGGAATTAATACCACGAAATACACTTCAACTGAATTTTCTGCAGTTTATGCTTTAAAATTAAGTGGAACTCCTTCAGGTAGTATTTCTGTTGGTGATAAGATTCAACAATCAGTTACTGGAGGAACAGCACTCGGTTATGTTGCATCATATGATTCTGAAACTAAAGTTCTAAAATATTATAGAGACAGATCTTTATACTTTAATTCGACAACTTATGATCAAACTGATTATATTGGAATATCAACTTCTGGAAAAGTATTAGATTTTAACTCATCAAATCAAGTTACTAAAGTTGGTGGTGGGTTTAATGCTTCTGTTGATAATTCTTTTACAGACAATAAAGTTACAATTTCTGGAAAAATTATAAATTTAGGAATGGAATTTACAAATGGACTTGCAAATCCAGAGATAAATAATAAGTCAGGTGATATCATTTATATTGATAATAGACCTACAGTAACAAGAAGTTCTAGACAAAAAGAAGACGTTAAAATTATCCTGGAATTTTAAGAAATGGCTCAAAAAACAAATCTTAATGTAAATCCATATTATGACGATTTTAATGAGCCTGATATAGGGGCTAAAGATAAGAATTATTATAAGGTACTATTTAATCCAGGAAAGCCTATTCAGGCAAGAGAATTAAATACTTTACAATCAATTCTACAAAATCAAGTAGAATCTTTTGGTAGTCATATTTTCAAAGAAGGATCAATGGTGATCCCTGGAAATATTGTCTATGATAATCAATTTTATTCTGTTAAATTAAATCCTACAAATTTTGGAGTTAATGTAGCATCTTATATTGAAAAATTTGTTGGGAAAAAAATTACCGGTCAAACTTCAGGAACAACAGCAACAATTCAAAAAGTTCAACTTCCAAATTCTGAAGTTGAATATGCAACTCTTTATGTAAAATATCAAGATTCTGATAGCAATTTTACATTTAATGAATTTCAAGATGGTGAATTTTTATATGCAAGTGAAAATGTAGAATACTCAGGTACAACTATTATTTCTGGAACTTCATTTGCATCTACTATTGCAACTGAAGCAACATCCACTGGATCTTCAGCTTCTATTGGTGAAGGAGTATATTTCATTAGAGGAACTTTTGTAAGAGTTCCAAAACAAACTATAATTCTTGATTATTACTCAAATACACCATCATACAGAGTTGGTTTGAGAGTAAGTGAGCAAATTATTACTGCAAAAGATGATTCAACACTCTATGATAATGCAAAAGGATTTACAAACTATGCTGCTCCTGGAGCAGATAGATTTAAAATTTCTTTAACTTTAACTAAAAAATTATTAACTGATGTAGAAAACGATACCGATTTTGTTGAACTATTACGAGTTCAAGATGGAAAAATTAAAAAAATTGAAACTAAATCTCAGTATTCTATCATAAAAGATTATCTTGCACAAAGAACGTATGATGAATCTGGAGATTATGTTGTAACTCCTTTCCAGTTTTCTTTAAATAACTCCCTTAATAATAGATTAGGGAATGATGGTTTATTCTTCAGTAATGAAAAGACAGAGCAAAATAATACACCATCTGATGACTTAATGTGCATTAAGTTTTCACCAGGAAAAGCTTATGTTAGAGGTTATGATATTGAAAAAACTGGTGTAGAAATAGTAGATGTTCCTAAACCAAGAACAACTCAAACAAAATCTGATGTAAATATCCCATTTGAGATGGGAAATTTAGTTAGAGTAAATAATATTTCTGGATCGCCAAAACAAAAAAATACTGTAGAACTTTATAATCAAAGAAAGTCATCATCTACATCTGCAACTGGAACAAAAATAGGTGATGCTAGAGTTTATACTTGCAATGTAACTGATGCTGCATATACAAATGCAACTACAAATTGGGATTTATATTTGTATGATATTCAAACTTATACTCAATTAACTCTCAATCAATCTATTTCTAATATTGAACTTCCAGCAACATCTTTCGTAAAGGGTAAGAGTAGTGGTGCAAGTGGTTATGCATCTGCTGCTGGTGGTGGATCTGCTACAGTTTCTTTAAGACAAACTTCTGGAACTTTTATTGTTGGGGAGCAAATTATTATTAATGGATTGGAATTATATCCAAGAACAATTAAGACGATAACAACATATACACCTCAAGATATAAAATCAATATTCCAACCAACTTCAGTATCTGGATTTTCAACTTCTTTTGTTGCAGATACTCAGTTAGATAAACTAACAGCATTTGGATTTTCTCCAACTGACACTATTACTATTGAATCATCAGGTGCAGTTTCAGCATCTGGAAAATTATTCAGTGGTATTCCTGTTAATAGTATTATTAGATATCAAAAACCAGGATCTTCGACAGAAACATATAATAGAGTTTCATCTATTTCTTCAGATGGATCTGTTATGACCTTATCTTCTGTTACTAATGTAACAGGAATTTGTGATGGTACTTTACCTGGATCGCAACTTAGAACTACTTTTTCAGTGGGTTCTCCAAAGATTAGAAAAGAAAAGCAAGGATATCTTTATGCACAGCTACCAGATTCTAATATTGCATCAACAAATTTAAGTGATTCTATTTTAACATTTAATGCACAATCAAATTCAGTACTAACACCTTCAAGTAATACATTAACAGTTTCTACCGGTAATTTTGATCTTGGGATTAGTTCTTCAGTTTCACAGTTCCAAGCATTTGATGAAGAAAGATATTCTATTCATTATTCTGATGGAACTATTGAAGATTTAACATCAGATAAAGTTACATTATCTAATAATCAGGTAACTTTTTCCAATATTGAAAATAAAAATATTACTTGTATTAATGCTACTTTTGTAAAAACTGGTATTCAAAGTAAAGTAAAGCAATTTAATCGTAGTAAAACTATTACGGTAAACTTATCAAAATATCCAGAATCTGGAACTGGGATTAGTACATCTATTAATGATGGTTTAATTTATAATAACTTTTATGGATTGAGAGTTCAAGATGAAGAAATTTGTCTGAAATATCCCGATGTTGTAAAAGTAATAGCAGTATATGAATCTTTAAATACTTCAGAACCAGTATTAGATACTTTAAACTTCAATTCAATTGCTAATGTAGATACAAATGCTATCATTGGAGAAAATATTATTGGACAATCTAGTAAAGCAATTGCTAGAGTTGTATCTAAACCATCAGCAAATACTATTGGTATTGTATACTTAAATGCTAATAAATTTGTTGATAGTGAGAATGTTACTTTTGAAGAATCTAATATTAATACATCTATTGTTTTAATCACCCCAGGAAGTTATAAAAATATTACAAAAAGCTTTACCTTGGATAAGGGGCAAAAAGAACAATATTATGATTATTCAAAAATTGTAAGAAATTCTGGAGAATCTGCACCTTCTAAACAACTTTTAATTGTATTTGATTATTATTCAGTTCCATCTGGAGATACTGGTGATTTATTTACGGTTAATAGTTATACCGAAGAAAGATTTGGATCTGATGTACCTACTGTAGGTAGTAATAATGTAAGAGCATCTGATACATTGGACTTTAGACCAAGAGTATCTGTATTTTCAAATACAAATTCTTCACCATTTGACTTCTCTTCAAGATCTTTTGGAACAGAACCTAAATTAATTCTCTCTCCAAATGAAAGTTCACTAGTTGGTTATGATTTCTATCTTGGTAGAATTGATAAACTTTATCTCGATAAATTAGGAAACTTTATAGTTTTACAAGGAACACCTTCAACAAATCCTAAACCACCATCAAAACCAGATCAAGTTTTAGAAATTGCTACAATCACTCTTCCACCATATCTTTACAATCCTAAAGATGCTTTAGTATCTCTAGAAGATAATAGAAGATATACGATGCGTGATATTGGTTTAATTGAAGATAGAGTAGAAAATCTTGAAAGAGTTACATCTTTGTCACTACTTGAACTTAATACTCAAACACTTCAAATTCAAGATGCTCAAGGATTTAATAGATTTAAAACTGGATTTTTTGTAGATGACTTTAAAAACACAGATTTAATCAATATAAATGTATCAAAAATTGAAGTAGATCGTGCTAATAACGAATTAACTACGCCAGTAAGTAGAAATAGTATAAGTTTAGTTCCAGTTTCAGCAGAAGTTTTTACAAATGAAACTTTAGATTTAACTAGTAACTTTGATTTATACGATTCATCAAATGTACAAAAAACTAATGATGCAATTACACTTAAATATCAATCAAAGGGGTGGATTGAACAACCTCTTGCAACTAAAGTAGAAAATGTAAACCCATTCCATGTTGTATCTTATAGTGGATCTGTAAAACTTAATCCATCTAGTGATAGTTGGATAAGAACCATTAGATTAGAAGATGTAAATATCAATCAAACAAACTGGATTTGGTTGTATGCAACAGGAACTTTCTCAGTTGTTGGTAGAAAAACAACAACTAATACTGAAGATAGATTACTAGCAAGTGGTGTTGAATTGTATATGAGATCTCGTAATACGGGATTTAATGCTGTTAATATGAAACCACTAACGAGAGTATATCAATTCTTGGATGGAAATAGTGGAGTAGATTTTGTTCCAAAACTTGTTGAAATTGCAAGTGATTCTACTCTGGAAAATTATGGGGCATCTTCAGCATTTTCTGTTGGGGAAACCGTGGTTGGTTCTTATGGTGGTCAAAATTTAATTAATTTTAGAGTAGCACAATCAAATCACAAGGAAGGACCTTTTAACTCACCAACTGTAACATATAATATTAATCCATATAATAAGGATGAAAATCTTCCTTCTGCATATAGTTTAACATCAAAAACTCTTAATGTAGATGTTAATTCATTATGTTCTGAAGCTCAGGGTCTATATTCTGGATATCTTGTTACTGGAATGAAATTAGTTGGTCAAACTAGTGGTGCTGTTGCTTATGTAAAAGATCTCAGATTAATTACTGATAATTATGGAGATCTTCAAGGTGCATTTTTCTTAAGAGATCCAAATACATCTCCAGCACCATCAGTTAGAATTGCAACAGGATCTAAAGTTTATAAACTTACTTCAAGTTCAACTAATGCAACTCCACTTCCTGGAAGCAAACTTATTTCTGCTGCAGAGACAATTTATAAGGCAGAAGGAACTTGGGAGCAAAGGCAGCGAATAATTACAACTACAACAAACATTTATTATGTTGATCCTCTTGCACAATCATTCTCTGTCGGTGGAAATATTGAAAGTACAAATGGAAATGCTCCAAATGATGATGCAAATGGTGCATATTTAACTGCAGTAGATCTTTATTTTGCACATAAAGATCCAGGTAACGCCCCATTAACTGTTGAAGTTAGAACAGTTGAGTTGGGAACTCCAACTAGAAACGTTATTGGAAATCCAGTTACACTCAAACCAAGTCAAATTCAAACTTCTTCTGATGCATCAGTTGCAACAACTGTGACTTTTGATTATCCAATTTACTTAGCACCAGGTTTAGAATATGCGATTGTTCTTTTAGCACCACAATCCGATCAATATGAGGTTTGGATTGCTGAAATGGGAGAAAAGACAGTTAACACTGCCAACCTACCAGATGCAGAAAGTGTAAGATACACAAGACAATTTGCAATTGGTAGTTTGTTTAAATCTCAAAATGGATCAATTTGGACTGAAAACCAATATCAAGATCTTAAATTTAAACTTTACAAGGCAAACTTTACATCAAAATCTGGAAGTGTATACTTCCAAAATCCAACTTTAAATGAAAGTAACGGATATGTTCCTAAACTTTCCACCAATCCAGTTAGAACTTTACCTAAAAAGTTTGCAATTGGTATAAGCACTGTAACATCCAGTGCAATGATTGGAATTTTAACAACTGGAAGAAAAGTTGCTGATGCTGCAAAACCATTTGATTATGCATATATTGTTGGTACTGGAAGTAAAGTAGCATCTGTAGGAGTTACAACTGGAGGATCAAATTACACAAGTACCTCTAATGTAACGACATATCCAATTACTGGAAGTGGAACTGGTCTAAAACTCAATGTTACAGCAACTAATGGAGTTGTTTCAAGTGTTTCAGTTGTATCTGAAGGTAATGGATATGCAGTTGGAGATGTAGTTGGAATTACTACATCTGATATTTCTCCAGCATCAGGAAGAGATGCAAGAATCACTATTACCGGAATAACAGGTTTAGATACTTTATATGTTTCAAATGCACAAGCCGAATCATTTACAACTGTAGGTGTTTCAACTCTTGTTTATTATAATGATGCTGGAAGTAGAGTTTCTTTAGCAACAACTACGATTAGATCATCTTCTCCAGTTGGTGGTGTATATTCTGGTAACTTTATGAAGGTTGATCATTTTGATCATGGTATGTATGCTGCTAATAATCAACTAACATTATATAATGTCCAATCTAACATACCTCCAACAACATTATCAATTCCTCTTGTTTCATCAAATACAACAATAAGTGTAGCATCTACATCTAATTTTAAAATGTTCGAAGGTGTTGTTGTTAGTGGTTCCAATCCAGGTTATATTAAAATTGAAAATGAAATTATTAAATATGAAGATGTGGGAGTAGGGCAACTTTTAACAATTACTAGAGGAATTGATTCTACTCTTGTTTTAGACCATACTACAAATACTCAAGTATACAAATATGAACTAAGTGGTGTTTCTTTAAGAAGAATTAATAAAACTCACGATATTAGTGATACTGGTAATAATAACGATAGTTATTATATTGAATTTAATAGATCAAACTTTGATTCAAATGCTACTAATAGATCAACTGATGGAAGCTTAACTTCTACTCCACAATTATCATTTGATTCCGAACTAACAGCAGGTGGAAATGATGTACGAGCAACTGAAAATATTCAGTATGATGTAGTTATTCCCGAAATTCCATTAATAGTTCCTGGTTCGGCTACAAGTGCTAATGCACAAATTAGAAGTGTAAGCGGAACGAGTGTAAATGGAATGGAATCTTCTTTCCAAGATCAGGGATATGAAAATGTTGAAATTGGTACTCCCAATAAACTTCTGTCAACTAGAATCATTTGCTCCAATATAAATGAAAATACTTATCTAAATGGAACTTTATTACCAAATAGAGCAAAATCATTAATTACGAAAGTAAATCTATCCACAACTGATAGTAATCTATCTCCTGTAATTTTCTGGAAAAATGCATCTGTTCGATTATTGAGCAATCGCCTTAATAGTCCAATAACAGATTATATTAATGATGGTAGAGTCAATTCAATCATTGATGATCCACATGCTGCACTTTATGTTTCAAATACAGTTAGGTTATCTCAACCAGCAACATCTCTAAAGGTCATTTTAAGTGCTTATAGACATGCTACAGCAGATTTTAGAGTACTCTATAGTTTAATTAGACCAGATTCCAGTGAAGTAGACCAAGCATTTGAATTATTCCCAGGATATAATAATTTAACAATTGATTCAAATCAAGATGGATACCCTGATGTAATTAATTCAGCAAATAATAGTGGTCTCCCAGATATATTTGTACCAGCAAGTTTAGAAGATCAATTCTTAGAGTATGAATTTACTGCTAATAACCTTGGAGATTTTACTGGATATACTATTAAAATAGTAATGTCTGGAACAAATCAGGCATTTGCACCAAGATTTAAAGATCTAAGGAGTATCGCAATTAAATGATGATACCAGTCAAAGGACACCCAAATCTGTATCGTGATGAACAGTCAGGAGCCATTATAAACTGCGATAATTATGCTTATAATCAATATGTAAATAGTTTGAATAATAGAGATTCTCAGAAAAGAGAACTAGATCAAATGAAAAAAGATATTGATGAAATTAAATCTTTACTTAAGGAGTTGTTAAATGGAACCAAATGATGTTCAACTTGAAACCATGAATAAAATGTTTGAATTTGAAAAACATTCACGAATTATTGATGAATTAAATATTGAAGAATTGAGAAAATTCTCTAAACTATATTGTAAACTGTATTTAAAGCAACAAGAGGTTATTAGTTCCTTAGGGGCGGTTGGAATATAAATAAAAAGTAGATCTTAAAAAATAGATGTCGGCAGTATATGTAAATAATTTAGTTGTTAATTCTGGATCTGATTTTAGTCAGTCCTTTACACTGGAAGGAACATTTACAAATACTCCCCTTGATTTGAATGGTTATACTGTAGCGTCTCAAATGAGAAAATGGGCTGGTAGTTCTAATTATACAGATTTTAATGCATCTATTGAGTATCCAGCAAGTTCTGGGAGAGTTTTAATTGGATTAACTTCCGAGGAAACCTCTAATTTAAAACCAGGAAGATACGTTTATGATGTGATAATTACAGATCAATATGATGTAAAATATAAAGTTGTTGAGGGAATGGTTCTTGTAAGAGAGGGAGTTACCCGTTAATGGCCATTAAAGTCAGAGTCGGTCAGCAAAATGGAATACAGGTTACATCCAGTATTTCTGGATCTGCTGGTGGAGTTGCAGTAGTTTCTGAAAATGTAATTGGTGGTATAGGATCTTTATCAGAATTAACTGTTAATGGTTATTCTTCATTTGCAGGAGTCAGTACATTTAATGATAATGTTTTCATTAATGGTGATTTAACACTTGCAGGCACCATTATTGGAAATTTATCAGATGTAACAGTTGATGGTAATGCTGTATTTGTTGGAATTGCTACTTTCAATAATGATGTTTTTATTGACGGTAATTTAACAGTTGGTGGTAATTTTAGCTTTGATCAATTTACTGCTGAAGAAATTACTACAAAAAGATTAACAGTAATTGGTGTTACAACTACTAATGCTTTAAGTATTGGTGCAACACAAGTTATTAGTGATACACGACAACTTCAAAATATTACTTCTCTTGATGCAGTTACAACTGCCACAATAGAATCGGCAATTCAAAATGCACCTAATACATTTGTTGATATTGAAGTAACAGGTATTTCGACTTTTACCGGAGATTTATATTATGGGCAAAGTAATTCTTATGGTGTAGCATATTTTCTTCCTAGTGGACTAATGGAAACAACATTAGGTCCAGAAGATGGAATTGATTATACAAATAACATATTTACCACTGATAATAGTGGAATTCCCTGTTGGTCAAATGCAATAGATGGGGGTGCATATTAATGTCAAAACCAGCAAGTAGACAAGAATTAGTAGATTACTGTTTAAGGCGTCTAGGTGCCCCTGTATTAGAAATTAACCTAGATGATGACCAAATTGATGATCTAGTAGATGACGCTTTACAGTACTTCCACGAGCGCCATTTTGATGGTGTGGAAAGAATGTATTTAAAATATAAAATTACACAAGAAGATATAGACAGAGGAAAAGCAGATCCAACTAATGGTGTAGGAATAGTAACTACTACAGGTACAACTACAATTAGTGGTCTTGGAACTAAATCATTTAATTTTTATGAGAACTCCAATTTTATTCAAGTTCCAGATTCAATTATTGGTGTTGAAAAAATATTTAAATTTGATACTAGTTCAATTTCTGCTGGTATGTGGAGTATAAAGTATCAATTATTTTTAAATGATCTTTATTACTTCAACTCTGTTGAACTTTTACAATATGCTATGGTAAAAACTTATCTTGAAGATATTGACTTTTTATTATCTACAGATAAACAAATTAGATTTAATAAAAGACAAAATAGATTATATCTTGATATTGATTGGACATCAAAATCAAAAGATACTTTTATAGTTATTGATTGTTATCGTATTTTAGATCCAAATGATTTTACTAAAGTATATAATGATAGTTTCTTAAAAAGATATTTAACTGCTTTGATGAAGCGCCAGTGGGGTCAGAATCTTATTAAATTTAGAGGAGTTAAACTTCCTGGTGGAATTGAATTAAATGGAAGAGAATTATTTGATGATGCTGAAAAAGAAATAGAGAATATTAGACAAAGAATGTCTATGGATTACGAACTTCCACCTTACGATTTTATTGGATAATAATGGCTCTTAATCCCTTTTTCCTACAAGGTTCACCAGGTGAACAACGTCTTGTACAAGATTTGATTAACGAACAACTCAAAATTTATGGAGTTGATGTTGTCTATATTCCAAGAAAATTTGTAAGAAAGGAAACTATTATAAGAGAAGTAACAACATCAAAATTTGATGATAACTTTGCAATTGAAGCATATATTAATACATATGAAGGATACTCGGGACAAGGGGATCTTCTATCAAAATTTGGAATGCATCTAAAAGATGAATTAGATTTAATTATTTCAAAAGAAAGATTTGAAGAATTTATATCTCCTTTTTTAGAAACTCCAACTGAAGGTGAAAGTGAAATAGAAATAACAATGAGACCTAGAGAAGGAGATATAGTTTATTTTCCTTTAGGTCAAAGAATATTTGAAGTAAAGTTTGTTGAACACGAACAACCATTTTATCAACTTGGAAAAACATATGTTTATGAATTAAAGTGTGAATTATTCGAATATGAAGATGAAATGGGTGGATGGAATAATGTTAATACCACAACAGAAGAAATAGATACTTCATTAGTAAATCAAGGATATATTACAACATTACAACTTATATCTGCCGGATCTCAAGCACTTGCAACGGCTTATATAAATTCTGGTTACGTAAGAAAAGTTGTTTTAACAAATGATGGGTATGATTACACTTCTACACCCGTAGTATCTATTTCTACTGCACCACCTGGAGGAATAAATGCCGAAGCAGTTGCAATTACAACTTCTGTTGCTGGGATTTATTCAATTAAAGAAATTTTATTAATTAGTGCAGGTGCTGGATATACAGTTACACCAACTGTAAATATTATTGGTGGTGGTGGATCTGGAGCAGCAGCAACTTGTGTATTAGTTAAAGGTTATTCTGGCGTAACTACAGTAGGAGTTTCTACATCATCATTTGGACTTGGTTATCCAAAAGCACCAACAATAACATTTGGATCTCCAACAGTAGGAGCAGCCATAACTGCTGTTGGAAGGGTATCTATTGCAGATACTGGAGTTGTAAAACAAGTACTATTGTCTGATGCTGGTATTGGTTATACATCTAGTCCAATTGTTACTATTGCTCCACCTCCAGTTTTAACTGGTATTGGAACATTTATCTTTAATGAGGTTGTAACTGGATCTATTTCTAAAGCAACTGCAAGAGTTAAAACATGGGATGCTGGTACGAATACTCTTAAAGTTGGAACAACAAATGGAAATTTTGTTTTAGGGGATATTATCGTCGGTTCAGCATCTTCCGCAATTTATTCTCTTGATTTTATTCAAAGTGCAAAATTTGATGATAAATATGAGGATAATGATCAAATAGAAAAAGAAGCAGATCTTATAGTAGATTTTTCAGAATCAAATCCATTCGGTAATTACTAATGTTAGGAAATTATTATTATCATCAGATTATTAGAAGGACTATTATTGCCTTTGGTACTCTTTTCAATCAAATTTATATTAAACATTTAGATGAAGATGGGAATACCTACAATGAAATGAGAGTTCCTTTGGCCTATGGTCCAACTCAAAAATTTCTTGCTAGATTACAGCAACAGGCAGAACTAAACAAACCTGTAGCAATTACTTTACCTAGATTATCATTTGAAATGACTTCTATTCAATATGATCCTACTAGAAAAGCTAATATAACTCAAACATTTAAGGCATGTGATAGTTCTGGATCTAATATAAAAAAAGTTTTTTTACCAGTTCCATACAATCTTGGATTTCAATTGAACTTGATGTCAAAACTTCAGGATGATGCTTTGCAGGTAACTGAACAGATTTTACCATATTTCCAACCTTCATTTAATCTTACTGTAGACCTTGTAGATTCAATTGGCGAAAAAAGAGATATTCCTATTGTTTTAGATAATGTATCATTCACTGATGATTACGAAGGTGATTTTTCATCAAGAAGAATTTTAATTTATACTTTTAATTTTACAGTTAAAACTTATCTGTTTGGTCCTGTTTCTGAGACCACAGATGGTCTTATTCGTAAGGTTCAAGTTGATATGTATACGGATACTAATAGACAGACAGCAAAACGAGAAATGAGGTATACAGTTCAACCAGATCCATACAATGCAGCACCTGATGATAATTTTGGATTTGATGAAGAGTGGTTAACTTTTGATGATTCTAAGACCTATAGCCCTACACAACAATCTGATATTTAATTTTTATGAAAGATAATTATGATGGTTTAGATAATGCTCTCAACATTGAAAGTAAAATTGTTGAGGTTGAAGATACTACTACTAAATTAAATGTTATACCTTCCCAAGGTCAAGACATTAAAAAAGATTATGAGTATACTCGTGCAAATTTATATTCATTGATTGAAAAGGGGCAAGAGGCAATTAATGGAATTATGGAACTTGCCGGAGAGGGTGGAAGTCCTAGAGCTTATGAAGTTGCTGGTCAATTAATTAAAAGTGTTGGTGATGTTACAGATAAACTTATTGATCTGCAGAAAAAACTAAAAGATGTAGAAGAAGAAACTGTAAAAACAACCAATAATGTTACAAATAATGCAGTGTTTGTTGGATCAACATCTGAACTATCTAAGTTACTCAAACAAGGTTTTCTAAATAATAAAGAGTAAACATATATTTTGATGAGTTGGTCTGACAAATACAAAAGATCAATAAACTGTGATTCCCCAAAAGGGTTTTCTCAACGTGCTCATTGTGCTGCTCGTAAAAAAAGAGCAAAAGGTGAACCAACAAAATCAAAGTCACCTTTCAATGAAATGCATGAAGTAAAATCTCATAAATCAGTTGAAGAAATTGCAAAGAAACATCGTCTTGAGGTTTCTTTTGTTAAAAAACAACTTGAGATGGGAATTCCTATTGAACATGAGCATACTAAAGATAAAGATCTTGCAACAGACATTGCTCTTCAACATTTAGATGAAATTCCAGATTATTATACTCGTTTGAAAAAAATGGAATCAGATGCTAAAAAGCATCATAAAAAATTTAAAGATGTGAAAGAACATTGTGGTTGTGAAGATAATGCGGTTCAAGAACTTGAAACTGCATTAAAAAAACTAGATAATACATCTTATGATTCTATTGATACCTTGATGCGTCGTATTATGAAAAAACATGATATGACTGCTAAACAACTTCATAATGCTTTTGTCGATAAACATCATAAAACTCCAGATGACTGGATTAATGAAGGAACTCTTCATCATTGGTTTAAAGGTTCTAGATCAAAAGATGGAAAACCTGGTTGGGTTCAGGCAGATGGTTCTCCATGTGCTAATGAACCAGGAGAAACTAAAACACCAAAATGTTTTAGTAGCGCCAGATTATCAGCATTAAAAAGAAAGGGTGAAAAGGGAGAGTCATTGATTAGGTCTGCAATCCAAAGAAAAAGAGCAAAAGATAAGAGTCAACAGGAAAAATCCGGAGCAGCAAAACCAACTAATGTTCCAACCTTTGCAAAAGGTAAAGAAGATCCTAATTATGTAAAAGCAGAACCAGGAATTAAAGAAGAAATGGAAATTAACGAAGCACAAAAAGACAAACCAGGTAAAGGCAGCGGTAAAAAAGATGCCTGTTATCAAAAAGTTAAGTCAAGATATGATGTTTGGCCAAGTGCATATGCATCTGGAGCACTAGTCAAATGCCGTAAAGTTGGTGCTGCAAATTGGGGAACAAAATCAGAAGATTGTTGGGATGGTTATAAGCAAGAAGGTATGAAAAAGAAAGGTAAAAAAATGGTTCCAAACTGTGTACATGTAAAGGAGGAGCAAGCAATGATGAGGTATTGTCCAAAATGTCAGAAAGATGAAACTCGTAGTGAGTGTAAGTATGGACCAAAATATTGGGATATGTTTTCAATACCATCATCTTTAACTACAAACCAGTTAAAGTACCATATTAATGCTCCACATCCAGGAAACTTTCCTGAGTCATATGATCACGAGTATTCAATGGCTCGTTCTGAACTTTCAACTATTATCAAAGCTGCAAATAGAATTAAGAAGAAAGTTAAAAAAGGTGAGGGTGAACTTGAAGCTTGGGTTCAATCAAAAATTACTAAAGCGGCGGATTATATTGATACTGCAGCAGATTACATTGATAGTGGTGAAATGAAAGAAGGTAAATCTTTCAGTCAATTTATGAGTGAAGCAAAGACACCAGCATGGCAGCGTAAAGAAGGGCAAAGAGCATCTGGAGGATTAAATAAAAAAGGAGTTGCATCTTATCGCAAAGAACATCCTGGATCAAAATTGCAAACGGCAGTAACAACAAAACCATCTAAACTTAAAGCGGGTTCAAAAGCATCAAATAGAAGAAAATCATTTTGTGCTCGTATGAGTGGAATGAAGAAAAAACTCACTTCGGCAAAAACAGCAAACGATCCAAATAGCAGGATCAATAAATCATTAAGAGCTTGGAATTGTTGATAAATAGGGGTTTTTAAGATAGAATAAATACTTTATAATAAACGTTAATTGTTGATAAGTGGCGCTTCAAAAACCATCAGATTTGTTTAATAAAAAAGAACGAGTAAGTTCTATCGATACTAGTATTCAAGATCTGGCGGATAAACCAGAATTGAATACTTTTTCTGATGCTTTTGATTCATTTAAAAATAATTTAACAAATTTTGAAGTAGTTTCAGAAAAAGTTGAATATATTCAAAAAGAAATTCAATCTCTTCTTAAAAAAGAAGATTTGGATCGTGCCTTAATGTCTCAACTTTTAATTGTTGAGAAAAGTATTCGTGAAGTTCAGGATAAGGTAAAAAGTGTAAATGAAGAAACCTTATTTGAAATTCGCTCAGAAGTAACAGAATTAACTAATATTGTAGAAAATCTTTCAAAAGTTGAGTTTCCACAATATAAAAAACAAATATCTAAAAATCAATTTAATGTTGGGGAAAAGTTTGATACACTAAAAGAAATTGTAGAAAGCAATATTGTTGATGTTAAAGTAGAGTTAGATCATAAGTTAGAAAATATTGCAGAAGTTATTGATGAAAATTTAGAGTTTTTTAATCAAAAACTTCAAGAAACATCATCAGAAGTTAAGAAAACAACTAATACTTATAATAAACTTTCAAAAATTATTGAAAGTAAAGTTTCAAGAGAAAATGAGAAGTTAGAAGAATATTCAGAAACTATTAAATCTCTTTATGAGTCATTTGTAGATCTTCAAAATTTAATTGAAGAAGAAAATTTATCTCAAGTTCAAATTGTTAATGAAAAAATTAATATTATTTCTTCAGATATTGATAACAAAATCAATACATTTGATGCGGAGGTATCTAGCTTCAGAGAAAAAATTTCATCAGAAGTTTTAAACATCAAATCTGATGTTGTAATTAATGAGCAGCATCTCAAGAAAGTTGAATCTTTTATTCAAGAAAATCATAAGGAAATTGTAGATCTTCGAGAAGAGATCTTTGAGGAACTTGAAAAACTTCCAGTCGGGGATGTTCAAGATAATATTGAACGTTTAGAAAAGAAGATTGATTTTATTCGTGAAACTTATTCTAAGATTGAACCAGAAGTTGTAGTTAAAGAAGTTATTCAAGAAGGATTATTAAATATTCCACCCGAAGAAAAAACATCAGATCCATTATCACCTCTTGATAAAAACTATGTAACATTAGATCAACTTCAAGAACATTATCGCTTATTCATCAATCGTATTCAGCAGCAACTAGCAACTCTTGGTGGCGGTGGCGAAACACGTCTAAGATACTTAGATGATATTGTTGGTGTTGCAACAAATTCATCAGCATATAATGGTAAGTTCTTGCAGTGGAACTCAACTACTAATAGTGCAGAATTTGTAACTGTTTCAGGTGGTGGAGGAGGATCTCAAGGAACTCAAGGTACTCAAGGAAATAATGGAGTACAAGGATCTCAAGGAACTCAAGGTGCTCAAGGTAGTCAAGGAAATATAGGATCTCAAGGTGCTCAAGGAACACAAGGTACTGGTGGTGCTCAGGGTGCTACAGGATCTCAAGGTG